GGTCAGATTTTCAAGGGTATAGATACTATCCTAATTCATTAGCTATCGGTTGGAATACTAATGATTACAGGTATTGGGATCACGACCAATTTATTAAGCCTATATATAGAAAAAGAATAGTTGTTAATAAAAAGCCAAAGCCAAGACCAACAGAGAACAAAGAATGACTAAACCAATAGGACAAGATTCAAGTCTTAACATTAGTTTGCCTATGCTTTTTCAGGCAGTAGCAGTTATAGGGGCAATGGTTTGGGGTTATGGTGAATTAAATGGTCGCATATCGTTTCTTGAATACCAAGTAAAAATAAACGAAGAACACATTACAGCTATTGAAGAAGATGCTAAAGCTAGTCAAAATGCTGAGATACCAGCAGACATAAGGCAGAACGAAAAGATTGAAGTTCTTGAAAAAGAAGTAGAAAGATTGCGTAGTGGCCAAGATAAATGATGACCTTGCTATCACGATTAATATTAAATGGCTCGTGCAGATTGTGGTGCTGGTTGCAATTATTGTTGGTAGCTATTACCAGGCACAAAAGCGCATGGCAGACAACCAGAGACATATACAGATAATAGAACAAGATTTAAGCGACCTAAAAAATCGCATTAGTACAATAGAAGCAAAGCGTACACAAAGATTAGAGGATGAAAATAAATCTCTAATAGAAAAAGTAAACATTTTCAAAAAACGATAAAAACAGGAGTCTAAAATGGCTAAAAAAGAAGAACAAAAAGAACCAACTCTTGTACTCGATGAAAAAGAGTATAAGATCAATAGTATGAAAGATGAGGAGAAATTAGTAGTCGCTCATATTAACGACCTTAATCGCAAGATTGACAACGCAAAGTTCAATCTACAGCAGATGGAAATGGGTAGGCAAAGCTTTGTTTCTAACTTAAAAAATAGCTTAGAAGCAGAAGAAGCATAATAACCTAAAGAGGGGGAGCTTAGTCTCCCCCTTGTTTTTAGAGGAGAATAGTAGTGGAGAATTGGACAGAAGTTGGATTTGCTGGTTTAGCAGCAGGAATACTATGGATGACATTTAAGTGGATGACATCTGAGTTGAATAAAAAGATTGATGACCTACATCAAATCATAATAAAGCTAATTGACTCTAAGAATGTAATGATTGAGAAGTTTGCAGAGCTTAATGATGAACTGACCGACCAATTGAATTATATTGAAGCAAAGATTGGCAACGGTCGCGGTTCTAAACAAAGCAGAAGGTCATCCAAGTGAAAGTAGAAGCGTATCGTGGTGAGATACTAGAACGTCTAACAAGACTCGAAGAAAAGAGTCAGGCTCATTTCGAGGTTACAAAAGAAATTAGAGTAGATGTTAAGGCTCAGAATGGCAGAGTAAGAGCTTTAGAGAACAAACAAGCATGGTTTACAGGAATACTAGCTACAGTAACTTTTGTTTTTAGTAGTCTTTTTGCATGGATAAAAGGAGTTAATTAATTATGGAATTCTTTACAACACATTGGGAATGGTTTTTGCTAGGATTTATGATTTGTGAAAAACTAGTAAAAATAAGCCCTACAGACAAAGATGATATAGTGCTAGACATAGTATGGAATAGTATCAAGAAAGTAGCAGGAAAATAATATGCTTAAACGATTAGTAGGTAGACTTGTAAGAAAACATGGCATGAAAAAGCTTATGATTATGATTGGTGACTTTGCAGTCAAACAAAGCAGAGGCAAAGACGATGATAAAATATGGAACGATGAAGTAAAGCCATTTATTGAAAACAACTTTTAGATGGTCAGCATAAAGCAAATGCGCTCGCTTATACAGCGCACTTGTAGCGCAATGGGCGATAAGTATGCTTCTGAAAGCGCTGTAGATATGGTATTAGCTACAGGCATAATAGAATCGCGCTATGAGTATATCACGCAGATGAATGATGGCCCAGCAAAATCCTTCTTCCAGGTAGAGCCAGCAACAGCCGTTGACAACTGTATGCATTATTTAAAACATAGGCCAGAGCTAATGCAAAAATGCGCAGAGGCTAGTTTGGTTGATTTAAGGTATTGGCAGATGTACGATAATAAGATCTGGGCTGAAATCTTAGAAAAGAATATTGCAGCAGGCATAGTACATTGCCGTATCAAATACTGGAGAATACCCAAACGTATGCCAAGCGGTGTCGAAGGGATGTCGCACTACTGGAAAGATTATTACAACGCTGGCGGAAAAGGCAATGCTGATGAGTTTGTTGAACAGGTTACTAAGTGGCTACGTTAAGTAGTCGAAAAGGGTTTAAGTAATGGATTTAGCGGAAAGAATGCAAATACTGATGGATGAGGTTCGCGCTATAAAATTAATTAGCGGAGCTATGCAAAGAGATTTTGAGACAGACATATCTATAAACTCTTTAAAAAAACTTGCAAACTTATTGTCAATGATCGATGGTTTAGATGTGCCTGAGATAATCTGTTCGTTTGAATCTGTAGAGGAACAAGAACTTATAAACAGTAAACAAAGTGGACTTGCATAATGGGTACAAGACTTGAAGCTTTTTGCAATATCAATACCGACCTTCAAGGTGTTGAGCCAAATATAGATAACTACGATCGAAAGAGACTAATACAAAACTTTCAAAGCTATTCAACGAATGTATACGCTGCCTATAACTCTGGTTATGTAAGTATGAGTTATATTGACGGCAAAGAAATGAATATGCAGACATCACTCGGAGCTGTAGACTCTTCAGATGATGCGTTCTATGATTCTGCACAAGATGCTTTGTATGTATACAGCTCAGTAGACCCAGACAACCTAACCTATGAAGCAGGAGAGGACTGGGCCACAGTAAAACAGCGTGTGGTAAACGAACAGGCAGACCGTATACGCTCTTTTATCAATAGACCAATATTTAAACGTACCAAGTCAGAAGATCAGGGCGCTTCAAGCAGAGATTACGATTTTGTGCTTATTAGCGCTAATGCTGGATTAGCTTGCTCTGAGTTGATGCGACCCGTAGATCCTGAAAGAGCTTTAGAGATCGAACAGCGGTACATCTCACCTGATGGTGACGGTATGCTAGATCTTTTAAAACGAGGCGAATATGCATTATGGCATGAGTCTAGCTATGAAAAGAATGAAGGAAGAATTGTACCTGTAGCTGTTGATGCGAATACTACTGGTGGTATTTTAGACACAAAGTCAATCGCATTACCAGCAGTAGACTATGACGATGTTCGTGTAAAGATCACAGCAGGCGGTACGTTTACAGCAGGAACAGAAAACACCAGCGTAAAGTATAGTGTCTTTGTCAAGAACGACAAAGGGCTAGCGATGGATGAAGTGATACAGTCAGAAGAGATCAATGGCGATTATCAAGGCTTGGCGTACGGAATGTATATACGCTTTGGTGAAGGGGTCTATACGACCAACGATGCATGGAGTATTATAGTCATGGGCTTACCAGAAGAGCATGGCGAAGTAAAATCAGAACAAATTTCTAGGAGATAAGATATGCCAAAAGGTAAAGGTTACGGTTACGCTACAAAAAAGAAGAAGAAAAAGAAGAAAGTGCGCATTAAAAGGCGTAAGTAGAGTTTTGTGGCTACCCAATACACCGCAGTTATTAAAGACAATGTTATTGACCCACTTGAATCACTAATTAAGGGTGAGTTCGATAAGCTACCTGTATTCTATGACATTGATTTCAAAAATCGTGGGAATTTCTTTCTGCGGTTTATCCCTGTACAAGACGAACTAGACCAACCTACCACAGAAGACCAGATTAGATTATACGGTGTACTCTTGCGATTGTATAGACGTACTCCTGGAATCTACTCACGCAGAAACAATCTAGAGCAATTAATGAATTACTCAGATAGAATAAAGCGACTGGTTGGCAACAATTCAAACTACAGCCCCTCATCTAGTTATAAATGGAATGATGCTGTCATCACTTTTGTTAATTATGAGCCAGAGCTTGAAGATGCAGAGAACGCATATCAGGTAGTAGAGCTTTTATTTAACTGCAATGTATTGATATGATTAGCTACAATAAAACATTTAATCAAAACGTATTAGATAACTTGAGACTATTGATTGCTCAAGAATTTCGGAATATTCCTATACGCTATGATAGTGTGTACAGAGGTAACTCGTTCTTTCATTTAACGCCTAGAAGAGATGAAATCATTGAATTACGCTCAGATGGCGCGATTCGTGAATACTCGATACTTATCACCTATAATGAAAAAGAACGCGGTAGATACGTCAAAAATCGCAGTTTAGACAGCCGTATAAGTATTGTAGAGAGATTAAAAGAAATTATTAGGTCAAATGTAGCAAGTATTGATGATTTTCTATACTTTGTTGATTCTGGTGGTAATAATTTTTTAACTAGCGATTCTGAAGAGTTGCGTATTTTAAAAAGACCTATTCTCATTACAAGCACCGATCAGTTTTTTATTACTTCAGATGACAAAGCGTTTACAGTATTCCCTGCTGACTTTAGCTATGAGTGGCATAACGCCAGATTGCAATCTGTAAACTATGATTTAGAAAGAGAGAATGCTAATTACTTATCAGCTAGTATGGAATTTCTATGTGTAGTTGAAGAAGTATATGCGTAAACCATTAAGGTATAAATGATGGCAAAATATAAAGCAATAAAATATATTAACGAGTCTGATAGCTATAAAGGTTTGACCATAGAAGACTGGGAAGCTTTTAACCGAGGAGAAACGGTTGAACTTGACAAAGTGCCAGAAGCAGCTAAAGGCTATATAGAAAAAGAAAAAAATAAAAAGGAGTCTAAGTAATGGCTTTAGACGGAACAGCCTACTCACCAAAACAATTTAAACTAGCGATTGGCTCAACAGGAGAAGCAATAACTGGTACTGCAAAGACTGATGCTTTAATAGCGGTAAATATTGATAGTCTTGAAATGCCTAACTTCAATTTAACACAATTTATGGAAGTGCGTAGCGGTACAGTAGGAAGAGTAGCAGACGTTGACGATGTTTTTGTTAGCGAGCTTGGAACTACAAAAGAAATTACTTTCTCTGGAGTCTTTGACACAGCCGTTGCACCAGTTTTACTTCAAAACTGCGTTGCTGCTGCTGAAAGTAGTAATGTAACATCTATTCCTTATAATTATACACCTCCAGCTTTAGCCACAGGTACTGGATCTCAAGAGATTCAACACACAACAACAATTCACATTACAGCCCCTGGCACCGTTGATGCTTCTGATGGCGCTGATGTACACTCAATGACATTTCCAGGATGTACGATCACCTCTTTATCTATAACAGGAGATATGGGAAATGAATCAGGTCGCTTACGTTTTACAGCTACAGCGAGAACAGGTTATATTGCAACATTTTCAACAGCAGCAATTACCCCAGCAAACGCTTATGGTACAAGTTATTACTCATTAGCAACTTTAGCTGGCTCTGGTTTAAAGACTATTGCTGGAGCAACAGATTGCGTAGTTCAAAGTTTTTCATTAAACATTGAAAACCCTTCTGAATATGTAGGTCAAAATGATGCTAATGGAAACCCTGAATCCATTGTTCGTGCAGTTCCAGAAATATCTGCCACATTAGATGCTACTGTAAAATATGATAATAATAACGTAGCAGACGCTCAGACAACTGCTGAATATCAAACAGCTATGAAATCTGGCACTACCGTAGCAACTAAATTTCATAATCACGCCTCTGCACTTGCAAATGCAACTGGATTTGGTTTTGAAGCATTGTTTGGTAAAATAACGAATGTAGCATTTAATGAAGCAAACGCAATGATGATGGATGTGTCTGTTAAGTTTTTCGGTTCCAGTTCTGGAAACGTATTACAAGTTAAAACCTGATAAAATATGATAAAAACAAAGCATGGTGAATTTGAGATTCGCCCTATCACTTTTGGTGAGCGTAGAGAACTTCATCGTTTGGAGATGAAGGTGTTTTGGGATGAAAACACAATCGAAAAAGACGCTTACTTTGATCTGTTAAACTGGTGTATGGAGAAAGCTTTTTCCAATCCAGAAGAAACCCTAGAGAAATTTGATGATGCACAGATAGACGAAGTATTGAATGATGTCTATATGCATTATAAGGGTTTAAATCAAAAAAAAACTGTCAAGTAAGAATCTCAACCTGGGCTAATTACTTTGGGTGGGGCAATAGCCTTTATCCTTCCAAAGTCACTACCTACGAAGCTCAAAGCCCTACTCTGGGCAAGATAATCACATTTACAGAAGATGAGATATGGGATGAGTGCGCTCGTATCATAGAAGAGGATAAGCACAATAAGTTCTCTATTGGTCAGAATCTTTACTACAACCTCAATTTCTTCTGCAACCCTAAGTTCTTTCTAGACAATGAGATAGAAGGATACATTGACGATTACTTTGTTTCTAATAAGTTTAACCTACCGCTATCAGACACCCTATACAATGCCGATGCAAAAACAATTGACATCTTTCGTGTTATTAGTGAAGAGCTTACCGCTTGTGAAAAAAGATCAAGGGAAATGAATAATGGCAAATAAATTTGTAATAGAAGTCAGAGCTAAAGGTTTTACGAACCTAGAACAGCAACTAAAAAAAGCTGATAAAGCCACTAGAGGCTATGAGAGATCTAATCAAAAATTAAGAGGAACTACTTCTGGCTTAAGAAGACAAATAGGTGCATTAAGGAATAATATACTTCTTTATACATTTGCAGTAGGAGCTGCTGGCAAGATTACTGGAAAATTCATAAGAGATGCATCAAAATTTGAGTCTGTAAAAACAAGGCTTGTAGGTTTAACAGGTTCAGTTCAAAAAGCAGAGCAAGCTTTTAGTAAGTTTAACGATGTAGCTGCAACCACACCATTCACCTTAGATGACGTAGTTAACGCTGGAGCGCAGTTAGAAGCTTTTGGCGCAAATTCACAAATGCTGTTAAAAGAAATCACCGACCTTGCAGCATTCATGGGTACTACAGCTACCGAAGCTGCAAACTCTTTTGGCCGCGCTTTTGCTGGGGGCTCTGGGGCGGCGGACATTCTTAGGGAGCGCGGCATACTTAATATTATTAAAGACTCTCAAGGTCTTGCAGACCTGTCAAAGACCACATTACCAGAGTTCAGGGAAGCATTAATTAAATCATTACAAGATCCTGCTGTTGGTATTGCAGGAAGTACCGATAGGCTATCTGAAACCTTTGAAGGCGCATTTAGCAATATGAAGGATGCAGTTACACTCCTTTCTGTTGAAATTGGCGAGACTTTAATGCCCTCTATTAAAAACGTAACGGTAGGAATAGGAAACTTAGCTAAAGCTGCAACAAGATTTTTAAAAGAAATCAAAGGCGAATTTGATTCACCTGAGTTCAAGCAAAGCATTGAGGGTTTACTTGAAGGGCCAATGGCAAAGTTCCAAGAAAGCATTAAAGATTTTGACGTAAAGCAACTTTCAGGTAAGCTAGAAGAATTGCAAAAACAATTAAAAGCGACTGCACCCACGGCTTTGAAAGTAACAAAAGAGGTAAAGGCATTAAGCGACACAACAAAAATACTTAATATTACAGGTATAGTGCCACTTTCAAGCAAAACTAATGCATTTACAGATGGAATACTTACTATGGGAGAAGCAACAACTGATACACAAAAACAATTACAGGCTACAGTTCAAACGTTAACTGGGGTTAAATTAGGAGTAGATGAATATGCTGATGCACAGAAGGTTTTTAATGAAGAAAATCACCTTAGTATGGAAATTAACGAGCAAAGTAGGGAGTTTATTTTAGCGCAAATTGAGATTTTAAAAACTCTTATAGGTTTAAAAGAAGAAGAAGCAAATATAACAGGTAAAGTTGCTAAAGCAGATGATGATGCCGCAAAATCTTTAGCAGATCGCGCTGAGAGAATAAAAGCATTTTCAGAGCCATTTAAAAGCTTTTCCAACACATTAGCTCAAGCTATTTTGCATACTGATGATTTAGGCGATGCTTTCACAAAAACTTTTGAAATACTTAAAGCGCAAGTTGCTGCAAATGCAATAGAAATCCTTATACTATCTATGCTTGGAGTACCTGTTGCTGGGCAAGGCGTTACCCCTGGTGGGTTATTTGGTAGGCTGCTTGGAGTAAAAGCTCATAAGGGCGGTAGAATTACAAACAATGGTGTTCAGTCTTTTAATACAGGTGGCATGGTACAAGGAAAAGATAATGTTCCTATATTAGCACAAGCTGGAGAATTTGTTATTAAAAGAGATTCGGCTGAATCTATAGGTTTAAATACCTTAAATCAGATAAATGAAACTGGACAAGCTGGAAACCTAAATCTACATTTTTCTGGGCCAATTACAAACGCAGATTATGTTAGAGATGTCATAGTTCCAGAAATACAAAAAGCAACTGGAAGCAACTTAGCGTGAGTTTAAGTCCACACGCTGATTATACTACCTATACAAAGTCTAATTCTTTAAAGGAGAATTGGCTAGTACAGCTTTACTATGGAGATGAATCTAGTTTTACAGGATTAGCATTTAAAGATTGCGATGTCAGTAGCAATCATTATTATGGTGCTATTCTAAACAAACCTATGATACGATCTTCTATAGACTTATCTAGTTCAACTGCTAAAACTGCAAACGTAACATTGGAAGTGGCTAATTTTGAGTTTCTTGGTTTAGATTTAAGCGCTGAACTTGTATCTGGAGCTAGGGCATATATAAATAGAACAGTAAAAATATACTCACAACTAAAAGATGATACTGACTTATCACACGCTAGTCAAATTTATGAAGGTAGATTAATAACTGTTAGCCATAATCACTCTAAAATTATATTAGGCGTAGAAGAGAAAAGACCCTGGGATTTTATTACTTTTCCACAGGCTAAAGCAGCGCAAAAGAATGTGTACATACCAGTTGTCTATGGTGACTACGCTGCTAACACAATAGGAGAAGAAGTAAGAGATATGGAAAAGTTTGTATTTCCAGCTCCTGTTCTACGAATTGGTGACACAAATATACTTGTGACTATGCCAAAGTCTGAAAGCAATATACTCCCACATTACTATGAACCAAACTTAGATGCCTTTATTCCTTTAGAGACTAGCGAATATACTAGTGCTACTCAAAATAATATAAAATACGATTCTTCTGCTGACGTTGCCTTGATAAGTAAAACGCTAGAACGATCTTTTAAAACAGATCCTATATCTGTAGGCGCAACAGATGAAGCAGAGGCAAACACCTCTGATAATATTTTGTTATATAGCCATAGTAGCTTTGTAGAGCTTTTAAATGAAATAGAGTCAGATGATGCTCCTGGTTCTTCTAGTAGTAAAGTTGTTACATATAATTTTCCAATAATTACTGGTAAAATAACAGCTTTAAGCGCAATAGTTGATGCTGATATAGCAAAACTGGTAAATGCAGCAGGCAATAATTATCTTTCAAAAGTTTTTTTTAAGTATGGTAATAATATAACAGAGTTTACAAGTTTAAGGGATAATACCTCTGGAACAGGTACAAATGATCTTGGCTCAGAAACTTTAAATATTCTATCTACTGTATACACAAATAATGATAATCAATTATTGACTCCTTTTGGCTTACAGGGATCTATAACGCTAATTGGCGGGATACAAGCAGCCCTAAAAACTGATCATCTTATAAATAAATTTCAATTATTTATGAAAGTTAAAAACAACTTTGATGACCCAGAAAGATCTGCAACTGAAAAAGACTTAGAAAAGCTAGAGTATATATACTTTGGACACGATGGCAATACAAATGATTTTACTGGAGGTAGTGGAACTGCTGATTGTGGACTTGAAATACATAGAAGTCTTTTAGCCAGGTTTACAAATGTAGATGAAACACCGTATAACTATTCTTCTAATCTAGATATAGCAAGCGCAAGAATATCGACTGCTTGGAAAGGTAGGCTCTGGGCATTAGAGCCAGTAGAATTAAAAAAAGTTCTAGAGAGATTGCAGTATGAGTTTGGATTTATCTATAAATTTAGAGCGGATGGTACTGGTAGTTATTGGTATGTAAAAGATTCGTATGCTAGTGGTGATGTAGCTGCAACCTTAACCAAAGAAGATATTGCAAATATAAATGTAAGCAATACTCCATTCAGCGAACTACAGACAAAAATGATTATTAATTATCAAAAGCATCCTGCTAAAGAAAGTGAATATGGAGTTACGCAAACATCAACAAACGCTGAAAGTACTGGTGCTAGAACTGTCTACAATATTCAAAGTAAAGAAAATATAAGCAATATTAATTTAGATTACAATTACGATAAGCCTGGAAACACCGATCTTAGCGGTGGTGACCCCAATGATGGGTTTGCAGATTATTATTATAATATCTTTGGGGATGTCAAAAAGATTGTTAGCTGTGATATTATTAACGTATCACTAGGGTATATTTTAGAAACTGGTGACATAATAAAGTTTGACTCTATGCCTTTTAACCCATTTGGCAGTAATTGGAATGGGTACTATATGATTACAAGCCTAAATAGATCGCCTGGTAAAGTCAACATAATTTGTCGTGAAGTCGGCTAAACCTATATAATTAAAGGGAATATATATGGCCAAATATTTTATCTATCCAAACGCAAATCTTTATTCAGCAGACCCAGTAGGGGGCGATCGTACAGGTGGTACTAACAACTTTGCTGCTAGTGCAAATGTAACAAATGAGACTAGGTTGACTGATGTTTCTATAGCTACTGCTGCAAGCATACCTCAGTTTGATGCAGTACAATTTGATATGGGCGGAACAATAACAGCTATTAATGCAGTTGCGATTTATGTTAATGCAGTAAATACTAACGATGTGCATTTTTTTAACAGTAGTAGCGCTACAACTGGAGCTTTTGGAGCCTCATCAAGTGATGACACCTTTATTACTGGAACAAGCTATGATGAATTTACATCAGTAGGTTGGCAAGTTAAGACAGGCCTTGCAAATACTACTGCTGGAAACGCTGCAACACAGCGGTATTTTTATATGTATGGGAATGTAGCAACTCAAAGCACAATTACTGAAGTTATAATTGGGAATAAACTTGACTTAACTAATGTAAAGCTAACAGGCGCTGAAGGTATAAACTACGGCAATGACCTAATAGTAAGTCATGGTGGCAATGAGTTCTCTAATCAAAGACATGGTGGTAAGAAGTTCTGGAACTTTAGCCTGGGTCATTGTAGCTCTACATATAAAGCAAGCTTAGAGGCAATGCGTGAGGCAGTCGATGGCGCACATTATAAGTTTTTATATTACGATGGATCTGCTTATAACTATGTTCGTATGAGCGGTGATAGCTTACGATTTAAAGAAATCGCATATGGGGTCTACGATACTACCATTAAACTTACAGAGCAGTTAAGCTAACTATAAAAAGAATTAACAATCATCTCTGATGATTTCTTCTTATCATCCCTAATCCAATCCGCATAAGCATTCTCAGTATCCTTAACATTAGCATGGCCTAGATGCTCTTTAACCGCATAGATATTTCCTGATTCTCTTAATAGTATAGTAGCAGAAGTATCTCTAAGGTCGTGAGGTGTAAACATAACACCAGATACCTTACTCGCTACAGCTATTCTACTGCGAATGTGTGTCTGACTGATAGGTATAGGATATGTATCAGATTCGTCATGCGTCAGCTTAAAGTGATCATTAATGTTTTTTAATAATCTTTGATGATGTCCTTTAAGAAATGGTATCTCAAGCGGTTCATCAAACTCGCGCTTATGACCTTTGTTTTTTATATAAGCCACTTCGCCCTCAACATCTATTTGTTCCCAGGTAAAGTCAGGCCTACATAATTCACTTATGCGACATCCAGTTAATATATACAGCTCAATAATATTTTTAGTGATAGGACAGATATCTGGATGGTTAAATATAGAGTCTAATTGATGCTGTTTTAAGGCGTTCTTTTTACTCTTTATAGTCTTAGGTAGCTTGATTGGTTTTGCGCTGATTGTACCCCTAATTTTGCCCTCAGAAACCTGTTCCCTGGCCCAGTTTCCTATATGATTTAAGCATCGGAGTGCAGTAATGCCAGAATTCTTCTTGTCTGGGTTTCCGTAACGCTTATAATAAAACTCATAATCTATTTTGCTAAAGCGCAAATCACTACCTAAATCATTTTCTAGCTTTTTCATTAAAGAGGTGTAGCGCTTTACAGTTTTAGTCGCATATTGCTTATACGGTATAGCGTTAACAGTAAATGCCTTAAATACCATACCTATGGTAAGCTCTGACACAGTAATGTTTATAGAATTTATCTTACCATTGAGCCTGCTGTTAATTCTGTCTCTTTCTTCTACTAATAAAGCATCGCTATAAATAGCTTTAGCCTGATCTTTATTGTTGATTGTTATTGATCTGTATGGATTTTTGTATAAATCCCTATACCCTTCTGGTATATATTTAATTAAATATTTATTGTCTTGTAGCTTTGTAAGTGTTGCCATTTTTTCTGTATCCTCTTGTTTTGCACAATAAAAAGTAATAATACATATTACATTTAAGCAAGTTATATTTTTTGCAAAAAAAACCTTTGCATTAAAACAGTAATTGTAATAAAATGTTAAACCAAAAACAGGAACATATTAATGGGAAGACCAAAAATAAACACACCAATACAGCCACAAACAAAAATTAATGATGTTTTGAAAAGACCAAATGTGCAGCGGACATTATACTGGCTATCTAAGCAGACTGAAATTAATCATACACTCTTGCATCAAATTGTAAATGGAAAACGAAGGTTGCAAGACTATCAGGCTGATAAGATTTTTCATACACTACAAAGATTTAATATAGATGTAACACGCGAAGAGGTCTTTATTTGATCTGTGAAAAACTAAATTTTAACTTATAACATGAGGTACTCCACATACCATGAGTCAAGTCAAGCTAATAAAGAATAAAAGTTTTAGTAAAAAAGAAGTACTCTCCTACATAGGGTCATTAGGTGCTACCTTTCGTAACATAAAGCCTTCTGACCCTATGTCAACGGATGCATTTGACATCTATACACAATCAGAGACACATAAGTATCACATTATAAAAGAAGTGTGTAGAAAACTTGATACAATGAACATAAAATATGAGGTAATAGATTGAAGCATTTACTATGGTATTTAAAAGAGTATTTTGTGGAAATTATAATTTTTACAATGCTAATAATGGTTTTAATTAATAATAGGAGTATAATATGGCCGTAAATAAAAAGACAGGCACTATGAATAGTACTGTGAAAATGGGCGCACAAATTGTTAAAAATCTAAAAGTTAAATGGTCGCATTTAGCAAAACCTGATTTAGAGTATAACTCTGGACATAGTGTTACCGTAGAAATGAACGATGAACTAAAAAAACTACATAAAGAAATGCAGGCGCAGACTGGCGTAAAGCATATAAATGGATTAAGTGAATATGAAGGAGTAGAGACTGCAAAGTTTTCTACAAAAGTATATGTAAATGAAGGTGTTGAAAAGTTTCCTAGTATTTATGATACAGATGGTCAAAAGACAATGGATATACCTTTTGGTGGTGACGTAGTGAATCTAGTATTTAAGCCTAGAGAATGGGATAAGCCAAAGAAATCAATCAGTTGTTATTTGCAAGAAGTACAGTTGGTTGAAAAAAACGGTGGTGAGTCGGTTACATTTGCAAAGGTACAAGATAAGTCTAATGAGGTCACATTTAGTGAACAAAAAGATGAAGAAGATCTACCGTTCTAAATTAGGCGGTGAAGATAAGTTACATATTCAAAAACTACAACAGAAGTGGGATGAAGAAATGAATAGTAAAGCAAAGGGTACAGGGTACGAGAACGAACTTGTAAAGAAATTGCAAGATGCTGGCTTTGAAAATGTAAAAAGAGCCTGGGGGTCGGATGGGCGAAGTTTTGGGGAAGCGCCTGATGTCGATATCAAAGCGGATGATATATTAGTGCAAGCTAAAAGACGTAAATCGATCCCCAAATGGCTTTCTTTGGGTAATTGTGATGTAGTAATGTTTCGTGAAGACAGAGGCATTACATTTGTGTGTATGACTTTTGATGATTGGATAGAATGTTTGAAAAATGTCCGCTTGTAGAAAACAGAAAATGTGCATTTGCAGGATACGATAAAGAACAAAGATTACGCTGTGGCTTTGCTACGCATCCAAATTTGGTTTCGGATTTAACGGTATGTGGTCTGAAGCTAAAGAAGGCGAGAAAGAAAAAAAGACGATAGACTGGGTTTGGCAAAAGCTGGTCGACTTTCTCGTCTATACTTTAACAGAAGTGTGCGATACAATCCTTTTCCTCTTACCTCGCACAACACCTTCGGACAATGTGTCGCGCACTTCTTATACCTGTAAACATGAAAAGCTTACACATCTTTGGGATGGCTATGACTATCGAACCGACCGATGGGAATGCGATTATTGTGGAGCGGAAATACCTGAGGAGTTTTAATTTATGATGACTAAATGGTTTTTTATATATTTGTATCGTTATTTTAAAGACGGTCGCAGCGACAAGCAAAAAGAGAACATGGACTGGTTCTTGAGGGTCAATGGCAATAAAACATTATTAAGAATATGGAGATATTTAAATGGGTGATAAAACATTAGAAAAAATTAAGATTACGGAAAAGATGGAAAATGAATATCCTGTAATGACAAAAAGATTTAAACAGCTACAGCGTGAGCAGTACGAATTGTTCTGTAGAAAACAGCACGATTACGGTAGCGGTAATATTTCTGTGGGTACAAACTTAGAAACAGCGGAAGAAGTGCATATGTCTTTATCTGGAATATGGTTTAGAATGAACGATAAGATTGAAAGAGCTAAGAACCTGATTATGCGTAAGGGTAGTTCTGCTGTTGAAGATGAGCCTTTAGAGGATGCGTTTTTAGATTTAAGTAACTATGGCATAATGGCTACATTAGTTAAAGAACAAATCTGGGGGAGATGATGTGGAAGAGATTTAACCCAAAGAAACGCGGAGACTTTACAGGGATATACGCTCTATACCAAGACCATAGTTTAATATATATAGGTTATTCTACAAGCGTTTTAAGTCGATTAAAAAAACATGAGATAAGTTATGACTTGGCAAAATATAAACAAGTCGATGATCATAATGTCGCAAAAGCTTTAGAAGAAAAACTAATTAAAAGACTTACCCCAAGTTTTAATAAAGACTTTATAAAACCTGATGTAGAAACAAAAGCATTTTCCTGTCAATTAGAACTTGACGTATGGAAGGCACTAAAGATTAAACACGCGATCAAAGACAAACCTGTTGCGGACATTGTGAATGAGGCATTGCGTGAACAACTAAAAAGGTGGGTAGACATTGGAAACCAAGCTAGTTAATTATTATCAAATATTAGAAGTATATAAGAAATTAATTAAAAAAAGAACAGAAGAAGGAAAGGATAGCCTAAGACTTAAAAAACGGTTGCTGGCTATAATGGTACATGGCAAAGACAAAAGCACACACAGCGTATAAATTAAAAGATGGCACTAGGGCAAAAGGTGTCACGACCATTCTAAATAACTTAGGGTGGAATAAGAATATATTGGTAGCCTGGGCCAGGAGAACTGCATTAGCAGGAGAAGACCCAGAGGCAGTACTAAAAGAGGCAGGCACAATCGGTACATTGGCGCATTACCTATGCGAAAGTCATATAAAAGGTGAAAAGCCTGAGACATCTGATTATTCTGCGGAGCAAATAACAAAAGCAGAGAATGCTTTTTTGGGATATCTTGAGTGGGAGAAGATGACTAAGCCTAAGTATGAGGCTATAGAATTAAAGATGGTATCGGAAAAATATAGAGTAGGTGGTACTGCGGACTTTATAGCCAGGATTAATGGCGCATTGGTTTTAGGAGACTTTAAGACGAGCAAGGGTATCTACCCAGAAATGACAGCTCAACTCGCAGCCTATCGAAAGATGTATCTGGAATTGCAGCCTAAAGCGAAAATTGAGTCGGCTATGATACTCAAGCTTGACAAGAACTCTGGTGCATTCTCGCATCACTTTGTAGGGAAATCACAGCTTGATTGGGGATGGAGAGTATTTGAGTGTTGTATGGAGCTTGATAAGTTACAGAAAGAGATATAATGAAAGACGAAAGCACTTGCTGTAATGCACCTATAATTTTGGCTGATATATGCTCAGATTGTAAAGAGCATTGTGATAAGGAAATATAGTGCCAAATAAAGAAGCCAAGAATCGTAAGCGTTTAAAACGTAAAAAGACGTTAGAGATAAAGCAATATAAAGCAAAGAAAAGAAGAGAGCGCAAGGAGAGGCGCAATGCTAGAGATATTTCAGCGTAACGTACAGAGGATTAGAAAAGGTTCCGATGGAGAATATATTGGGCTATGCCCCTTCCACAACGATACCAAGCCAAGCTTTAGCTTTAATGAGGATGGGGTATTCTTCTGTCATTCGTGTGAAGTTAAGGGCAATATAAGGAAATTTGCAGAAATGATAGGTGAAGAAGCTCCAGATTTAGGCAATAAGCCTGTATATAAACCTAAAAAAGCATGGGAACCCCCAAGACCACTAGATCCACATCGGTGGTTTGATGTTTTAAACCAAGCGGTTGACAATCTACTGTTTAACTACGATGATATTATTGGTGATTTGCCCTGGGATAAGAGTATTGTTAAGAAATTATTTATAGGCTACGATGAAGATACGTTTTTGTTCCCATATTTTAATCATGATGGGCGCTTAGTAAATATAAAATGGCACAAAAAGAGACAGATAAAAGGCCATGCTACTACATATATATATCCGATATGGCATATGCTCAGAAGATATAGAGGAGATAAGACATTATATGTTGTTGAAGGTGAAAAAGATTGTATTTCTATGATTTCTAGTGGAAAACAAGCGATATCTTTTAGTAATGGAGCGAATTGCACCCCTTCGGATGAGTTATTGGCTATGATTACGAGTAAATTTAACGATATTTCGGTTATTTTTGACAAAGATGAGGCAGGAAAGAAGGCTGAAGTTAAAATGATAGGACTTTTAAATGGCAAAAGCTAGAAAATCGGACATAGAATTAGAGAATGGTGAAGATTTGACTGATTTTCTACAGCGTAACGGTAAAATTACCGATGAAAAGGTGGTTAAGAACGGCACAAGCGTTTTACATGGGATGGATATATGGGATACCCCAAGTCGTAATGTAGAATGGGCAGTAAAAGATATGATTCCGATGCGTAAAAAGACAGTAGCTGTAGGTGATTTTGAGGCAGGGAAGAGCTATTTATACTTGGGTGCAGCACTGTCGATTGCAGGGGGTAAGACTGGGTACATTGGATTTGAGATACCAAAGATGCGTAAGGTATTATATGTTGATTTAGAGAATGGAGTTGATGAAACTCTTGGTCGTATACGAAAATTGACTGTTGGGCATCAGATTGATAAGGTCAAGGCCTCAGAAAATCTGACGTTGATTACGAAGCCAGGGGATTTTGAAGAAGTGTTTCCTCTTATAGAGACTCAAGTTATAGTGCAAAAGCCAGATGTAATAATTATAGACAACCTCTACCAGCTTTCTGGCGCAAGTAATATATCGGATGCAGATAAGATAAAGCCGTTGTTAACTAAGATAGAAAGATTGAAGGAGAAGAGCGATGCTGCGCTAGTGGTGATACATCATTTTAATAAGAATACACAGGATCAGGGGATTGCTGAAGAGAGGATGGCAGGGTCAAGTGTCATTAATTGGTGGTATGAGCATTGCCTGATGGTGTGTAAGACGAATCAAGACTTTAGTTTACTTGCGGTAGGTAAGAGTCGTATGGGTGCGAAAAACCCTGGAGTTTATGGTATAGAGATAAACGACCAGCCTCAAGGTGGTGTAGCGGTAGAGTGCGGTGGACTAGTTTCTAGTGATAAAATCAAGGGTCTTGTTGTACCAGAGCCACGCAAGACGAAGTGGGAGCATCACTTAAATAGAATGGCGGATGATTTTGAGACACATGAGTGGTTAAATGTCTGTGGAGATGCCCAGGATGACAAAGTGTCTGACGTTACAGCGCATAGGTGGTTGGGGGAAATGGCTGCGGTTGGGATAGTCAAAAAACTGTCTCATGGTAGGTATAAAAAGACCAAAATGACCTTTTATGAGACAAATTAGGTCTGGGGGGAGGGTATGATAGTTTTGATAGTTTTGATAGTTTCAAGCCTCCAAACTATCAATACTATCAATAATAAACCCCCTTCACCCCCTATTTTCCACCTTTTTAGTAGAATTTTTGGGGAAAACTATCATTCAAACTATCATTACCCTTACCCTGTAGATATAAATATAAAAATACCCTATGTCAGATAATATAGAAGACCCTTTAAGTAGTATTGTAGATAAGTTAGATCTGAAGTTAACTGACCCTATGTCAGATGATATAAAAGAGTATTTAAGCGATAAGTATCATCACAATCAATGCAACTTAGGTAGGCCAGAGCTTGATTATTACTGTATGTTAGCGTATAAAGATGAGAACGATGAGCTCTTATGTGGCGCTATCTTGAATTGGTCAAAGCATCTTCAGGTAGAGGGTTTGCGCAAGTGCTTCTTGCTTATGAAGTATGAGCATAAGTTGGCTGAAGCAAATCGTAGGCGCAAGGGTAACTTTACAGGCCCTAAACACAAGAAGCTTAACAGATAGTTACCCTTACGATCTTATTATAAGATTACTAAGCCTTGCTTTCTTTTATTATTTGTTTTAGCGTTATTACATTATCACAATTAGTGCATTTAACTGCGCTAAATTCTAAGTGATAAACCTTCAATAATTTTTTGCAGCAATTACATATAAATACTTTTACTGCATCAGTTTTACTCATAATGTTACCCTTTCTTATTAATTATAAAGATACCCTTTCTAGAATAATATAAAATAATATCTTACATTATTAGCGATTAGCTTTGTAAAATGCCTTCACAAACCCAGGCGAAGAGATCGATCTTCTTTCTGTTCTGGTTAGATGTTCGTGTCCCTCATAGTGTATATCTTTAGTTTTAAGTTGATCGAATTTAGGCATAGTGCATTCTATAGGGTTTTTCTTAGGCATATTAAAGAATCCCCAAACACACGTTTTCTTTTTATAGTTATCGCCAAACTCGTATGGTTGATATACAAGCGAAGGGTTGCCCAGGAATCTACGCAAAAATCCGAAGGGATTTTCTAGCATCCAAAATTGCAAGTTGGTTTTCTTAGCTGTTGGATATGGTAGATTGTATTGACACTCCCAAATAATCCGAAGACAATGCTTTACCAGGAACATACCTTTTTCTAGATCTCTTGGATTCTTTGAGTTTGTTTTTGCGAAACTAAATTCCGTACATGGTGGGTTAGCGATTATACCATAGATATCCTGGGGTGGATGATAGTTTTCCACCCCTATATCTTGACCTATCCTGATAACTTCGTATCCATTATCAGCGTAGGGTTGAGAATCACTCCCAATATCAGCGCAAAGATGTAATATTTTTTTCATCATTCCACCTCACTTTCTATAAATGCTCTGATCTCTGTATCTTTCCCAATATTTTCTACTTCAATGACATCTATATACCAACCCATTTTATCTTCTTCCTCGTAGTCAATCATTATTTGAGCATTGTTATCTTGTGGACAATTTTTTAAATACTCTATTAATTCACTTACTATCATCACTCTACCTCACTTTCTTTAACATCATTGATAATTGTTTTAAACTCCTCAAGGTCTCCAACCATTATTACAGAATCGGTACTATATAACCTTCTGTGCTTTAAAACCTTGTAGAAATTTTCTAATCTTTCCATTGGTGTGTGATTTTCAAAATCATCTTTATCCATATATAAAGATTCGTAAAAATGATATTCCATTATTCCACCTCACTTTCTAGTTCTGTATAAAGTACAAGTTTATCTTCATCTAGCTTTTGAATAATATCCCAATCTGCTGTAAAGTCTGATTTACTTTCTTTACGATTGTTCCAAGAAGTAACAATTAGCTCATTAGATATACTTGTATCTATATAAATAGTTTGACCCTTGATATCTACGTATAAAGAATTTTCACCCCTTATATCGATTTTAATATCATTGTGATTAAATATTTTACTCATAGCTCCACCTCATCATCTATACCTTCAAGTTTAATATTATAATCATTCGCTACCTTTTTAAGTAAGATCTCAGTATAGTGCCTTTTATCTCTGGTCATTTCTAAACTAAAACCATGCGTGAATAGATATTCAATCGCATCAAGGCAATCTTTCTTCGATACTTTGTTTAGTTGTTTACTCATTACTTTACCCTTTCGTTATTATTATTAGAATCAAATATGCCATGCTCATCCATTTGATCAAATGTACACTCACATAAATTTTGGAATACTTCCCTGAATCGCATATCCAAACTAGGCGAACAATCGCCATTAGTCATTCCGTACTTTTCCTGAATACTAGCTAATCCGTCAGTTATCCAAGGGAAAAGCTCTTCGTATATATCCCAAACTATTGTTTCTTTATCTTTTTTCATTTTATTACCCTTTCGTTATTAATATTAGTGAGCCTATCAGCATCTATGATATTTGCATTGTCTTCTTCTGTTATTTCTTCGTAGCAATCAATACAAACTGCAATACCTTCGACTAGCATATAGTTATAAAATCTGCGCTCATCTTGTGAATGATCGACAACACGATCGCATTCGTTACAAGTTGTTACTATCATTTTATTACCCTTTCGTTATTAATATAAGAATCAATTATTACCCTGTACGCTCAGATATAAGACCCTGTACGCTCAGATATAAAAAAATATACCTAAATAAACTATTTTTAGGCTTTAAAATTTGAATTATTGATATTTTCCCAAATAATATCTTTAGAAAATATTGTTTCAATGTTCGGATCAATTAAACCAAAACCCGATTTAATTACGTTAGATTCCATTTTTAAACGCTCAATTTCTTCAATGTGTTCTAAATAGTCAACCTGATCCATTAAAAAATCAATCGTATCATCTAAAATAAATATATTCATATTGTTTTATTCCTTTTATAAATAGCTTTTAAATTTTAATCCATTATGCCAAGCAATAGAAATATTTTTAGCCGTTGGATATAGTATTTTAATTAACAGTCTTATAATAAATATTTTCATACTTAAGCCTCGTTTATGTATTCAAATTGGGGGAAATATTCAGTTCGTAGTTTGGTCGCATGTTCAAAAGCCTCAGATTTACTGCACGTTTTAAGAGTGGATTTAATAGAATATCTATTAGTATTTAATTGCACACATTCACGCACTTCATAATAATTAATTCCGTAAATGTATTTTTTGCGTATTACCTGTATTTTATTCATTTTCTAACCTATTATTTGATGGATTGAAATATCTAACTGTTTTAAGTTCTTGCGACCAATTAGCGCCACTTTTAGCGCTTATTTTATAACGGCCGTCACTTTGTTTAGATACTTTGAAATCGCTTAATTTTTGACCGAAAAAACGCATTGTATCTTTACTAAAAAAATACGGTGATGTTTTCGCTGTTCGTTTTTTAATTTGATAGATAGTCATTATTAATTCCTTTCTAATGTTAATGAGTCATTATTAAATAAATATGTCTTTCCCTTATACTCTACAAACCATTTAAAATTATTTTGATAAACATAAAAACCTAGATCAAATTGATTTGATGCTTGATTCATTCTTGTTTTGGTGGTGTTTGTCTTCCATCCATTTGTATTTAAATATATATGACTTAATGTTGCTTTTACGACTTCAGTATCAACATACTTAACGCTTAATATATTATCTTTCATTATTATTTTAGTTTTATGTGTTCCAATTGTTTGCATTTGTGCCATGTCAATTCCTTTCATTTAATTGTGCATGATGGTTATATATTAAACAATATTATTAATATATGCAACAATTATTATAACATTAAGTATTAATAATCCCTTATATATATAATTTTTTTAAGTGTGGCCAATCAAACACACTTAACCGAGTTAAAACTATTTACGATTTTTACGATTGAATTTGCGTATTATCTACCGATTATATATTTTTACCTCAATGGTATGCGAACAATTGAATCTATTCAAGAAAAAATATAGGCTTTTATCGTGAATAAAGCCGAGCCACAAGGACAGCTTTTTGCTTGCGACATACATCGCGCCTAAATTTTTTTTTTATTTTTAAGCACCAACATATGTTACAATAATGGACTGGCCAATAATCACAGAATCTGACTACGAAAGACTCATCGAATCCATCGACCTCGGTGACGAGTTCTTTCGCAAACTAGCGATCTTTCGCTCTGGACTCATCGAGCCACATATGAGGCATTGGCAACTCTCGGCTCATGAGGCCTACGATAATCTGTCCGAGCGCGAACTTCAGGTCTTCAAGATGCGCTTAAAATCACACAGTTTTCCACTCATAGCAGAAAACCTAGAAATATCTGAATCATCAGCTAAAACCTACTGGCGTAGAGCTATTCGCAAGTGCTGGGTTCTTTTTGATGTAGTCTAATTCATAGTTTTTGAAAGACTATAGGAATCATATGGACAAAAAGAAAAAACTAGGCAGGCCCAAGCTAGACATCGATGCTGAAAAGGTAGAGATGCTCGCAAGCTTTGGTTGTTCTACGGTAGAAATAGCAAAGCTTCATAACTGCGATGAGCAGACCATTCGCACACGCTTCAAGCCAGAGATACAACGCGGTAGAGAAAGCATGAAGATCAAGCTACGTCAGCTTCAATGGAAGACTGCCGAGCAAGGCTCAAACGCAATGTTAATATTTTTAGGGAAACAATATTTAGGTCAAAGTGATCGTAATGAACTAGAACTAGTAGGCAATCTTGAGGGATTACTCAAAGAGTGTGGCTACGAAGATTCACCCATTGAAAAGAAAAGTATTAAACAAGAAGAAGCTCTGGAAAGCCCTAGAGTACTCGCCTAGCCCTAATCAACTTTCGGTACATAATTCGACAGCACGCTTTCGAGTAAACGTACAGGGAAGAAGGTCAGGCAAAAGCTATAGTGCTGCTAAAGAAATCTTGCCCTACATCCTTACTCCGAATACTCGGACATGGATAGTTGGCCCAACGCTTGATTTAGCAGACAAGATTATGCGAGAGGTCAAGGTAGACATCATCACAAAGCTCAGACTTCCGATCGCATACAAGAAAGAGATCAGCGGTGCAGTACACTATATGAAACTAGCTGGTCTAAACAGCGAAGTATCGGTCAAGTCAGCAGACAGACCTGAGTCATTAGTTGGTGATGGTATAGACCACTTAGTAGTAGAAGAAGCAGCAAAGATAAGGAAAATCGTATGGGAGCAGTATCTCAGACCAACACTAGCCGACAAACAAGGCTGGGCGCTCTTTACAACAACACCAGAAGGATACAACTGGGTATATGATTTATGGCAACGCGGAAAGTCGGAAGAATTTCCAGACTGGGATTCCTGGCAACACCCAAGCTGGGAGTCTCCATTTTTTAAAGATGACATTGAAGAGTTAAAGAAGACACTTACATATGAAACATGGCAACAAGAGTTCGGAGCGCAATTCACCAGCTTTTCAGGGAGGGTTTTTCCATTTGATCGCACCATACACATCCAAAAACTCAAGTATAACCCAGATCTTCCAACCTATGTGGGTATCGACTTTGGATACCGCACAAGTGCAGCAGGATTTTTTCAAGTCGAACAACATCCAAGTAAAGATAAGGTCTATCTGATAGATGAAGTTTGGGAAGAGAATATCAAGACCGAAGACTTTGCAGATAAGATTAGAGCAAAAAGATATCCAATCATCCGTTATTTCGGTGATCCAGCAGGAGGTGGGGTACAAGCACAGAGTGGGATTGGAGACATAGAGATTTTTAGAAAGAAAGGCATCAATGTCGATTACAGAAGAGATAAGGTCTCACGCAACATTCCAAACGGTATTAGTCATATGCGTACTTGGTTTGAGGATGCTTCTGGAAATACCCACTTTTACGCAGACCCTAGAGCTGAAAAGTTTATATCGAGCTTCGAGAATTACCGCTATCCAGAGAAGAAGAAAGACCAAAGACTTAAAGAAGAACCTCTAAAAGATGGACTCAATGATCACGCCTGTGATGCCAGTAGATATTTCTGGTGTAATCTTTTTCCAATTAAAAGTAGAACCGCAGGAGTAATAGACTGGTGATAATACAAGATCTTTCAGAACAACTAATAATAGATAGTTTAGCAGATTATCTAAGCAACATAGAGACAAGGCGCACTAAAGAGCGTGAATACCTTCTAGATTTTTACGAAGGTTTTAATATCGAGGACTATGTAGGAGAATACTTTGGCTCAGAAAGCCTACAGCAAGTTCCAACGTACACGCAGAACCTAACGCGCAGAGTATGCAAGGCACGAGGACAAGCTTACAAAAGACCACCTCGTATTAGCGCAGACCCACGCTATAGTGAACTTGCAGACATACAAGGTCTTAATTCTAAGCGTAGGCAGTTAGAGCAGACTACATTTTTGCTAGGAACGATGGCTTACCGCAGTTTATGGAATGACAAGAGAAATAGAGTAGAGTATGAACTACTTCCATTCTTTGAGCCGTTGTTCTTGCCAGGTGAGAAAGAACCGTTTGGTGTTATCTACGCCATTGAGAACGAGGGAATGTCTAAGCTTTCAAATCAAGAGTATATTGTATGGACAGCAGACAGAGACGGTATGCCTGGTAAACACTTTGGTATTGATGCGCATGGTGACAAATACTCTTTTAATGAAGGAGATGTCAATCCCTATGGAATTTTACCAGTATCCTTCTGCCATCGCTACTCTCCGATTCGAGACTTTTGGGTTGGAGATGCTAGTGATGTAGTAAATGCTGACCTAGCGCTTTCAGTAGCAGCTATGGAGATATCGTTGTGCATTAGGCTTGGTGCTATCGGTGTCAAGTTTGTAACAGGTGTAGATGACCGCTCACGCATTTCTATGGGTGTAGATAAGATACTTTATTTACCAGAAGGCGCTAACTTTGGTGTTACAGGCCCAAGCGCTAGTATTGAGGATTTAATTAAAGGTGCTAAGTATCTTGTAGAGACTACTCTAAACAATAATCAGTTAAGGGTAAAGTTCATTGATTCTCATGGCAACGCAGAATCAGCAGAAGCTTTGAGAGTACAAGAGATTGACAACTACTCAGAGGTACAAGCTAATATCGAAGACACTTGGAGAGCATGGGAACACAATCGCTATGATATCGACCGCAGGATCATTGAAGTGCAAACAGGTCAGAAGTTAAGTGCAGACTATCTAGTAGATTTTGAAGAGCCACAAATTCTATCACCGTCAGAAGAACGAGAGATGTTCTCCTGGTTATTCCAAAACAAGCTCGCTACGCGCAAATCATATCTAATGCTAAAGAATCCAGATATGCTACCAGAAGACGCTGAAAAGCTACTGGAAGAAGTAGATGAATCTGAAGGATCAGGGAATAGGCTTTTAGATAGACTGCAAAGCTAATGCCTTTAGACACTACGATCGACCAAGCGGTCGCAGAGTTTGAGTCTAGCCTTACTGAAGCTCAAGATCAATTTACAGAAGATGTAGAAAATTTAAGGGAGCAGGGGTTAACAACAGAAGAGATACTAGTTGTTCTTGGTGGTATTGTTATGGTCGATTACTGGCTAATTGACCTCAAGATGCAACAAGCGGTCAACAGACTAATGATGTCATTTGACACACTACTTGACGATGCAGTATTTTTTGGTCAAGTGTCTGAGGCACAGCTAGTAGCCCTTCGTAGAATGCAGCAAGCATCTATCTTGCGTTATGCGAATGACATCGGAGAGAGGGTCAGGCTATCCTTAGTGCAAGGCGTTCTACAGAAGATGCCTCAGAAAGATATTAGAGCAATGTTACTGCGAGACCTGTCTATCAAACCGTATCAAGTAGACACGATTATCACGACCTCAATGGCTACTTACTCTAGGTCGCTTACGCTTTTACAACTAGAAAATAATCCAGAGCAACGCCTGATTTATCAAGGCCCAATGGATTCTAAAACTAGACCTGTCTGTATACGGATGCTAAAAGAGAATGGGTTGACACAATCCCAGGTAGAATCTAAATATCCAGGCGCTTTACGAGATGGCGGTGGCTTTAATTGTAGGCATCAATGGGTTGCATTGTCACCTAAAACGCAAAATAGAGACATACAGCAAAAAGCTAAAGTAGCTTATCAAGGTATGCAAGATAAGGCAAAGAAAAAAGGCAGAGCATTTAAAGTGCCAAAAACATTAGAAGAGTATTACGGATGATTAATTTTGAAAAAGCGTTCTCTTTTAGTAAAGAGTTTTTTACTGCATTAGGTAAAAGCGTAGCAAAAAGACATAAGCGTTCTATTTTTAAAAAAGGTCTAGATCAACACGGTAGACCTTTCAAAGCGTATACCCCAGCTTACAAGAAACAAAAGATAAAGCAAGGTGGTAGTCCAAATGTCAATTTGACTTTATCAGGAGAGATGAAAAGATCATTTGAGTTTATAAGTGCAGATAAAAATGGATTTAACTATGGAATTAAAGGAGATGAAACACGCAAAGGTTCAATGGCAGAGCGTATGGATTTTCAAGGAGACAGAAAAAAGCCAAGAAAAGACGGTAGTTTTGCACGAAGATTTACAACAACCAAAAAAAGCCCTACACCTCCTGCCGAGCAAGAAATGATTGGTAAAGAAATGGCACAAGAAGTAGTCAAAAGCTTTACTAAGGAATTAAGAAAAAACGGCATGGGTTATAAGGTATACACCATATAGGAGAAATTATGGAAACGGACTCTAAAGTAGTCGCTCAGAAAGAGCAACCTGTAGAACAAGGTAATGTTCAAGAAAGTACCGACAGCAGCGCTGATGTTGGGCAACTTATCGCAGATGCGAAAAAATACAGACACCAGCGCCAGGAAGCTGAAGCAAAGGTAAAGGAATTGCAAGGTCAACTCGATGAAAAAGATGAAGCAGAAATGCAGAAGAACAACGAGTGGCAGGATCTAGCTACCAAGTACAAGTCTGAACGAGACGAGTACAAATCTCAGGCAGAAGAAGGTATGCAGATTAAAGAATCTGTACGAAAAGACCTTCTTAATCAGTTATCTGACGAGGATCGAGAATTTGCGATTGATCTGCCGACTGAAAAGTTGCAGAAATTCGTAACGCGATCATTTAATCAGAAAGTTAATACGAATGAATCGTACTCTACACCAATGCCAGATCGCTCTGTCAATCCGTTTGCGGAAATGAACAAGGACGAGAGGCGCAGGAATTGGAGTAAGGTTCTTTCAAATTACGCTAAAAAATAGCGTGGAAAGTAGTAAATAACTATGGCATTATCAGAAAATTTTGCTGGTGCATCGGTTACCACTACCACAGCTGCTAATTTTATACCTGAGATTTGGACAGATGGTGTTCAAGCATATCTTGAGCGCAATCTTGTGTTTGAGCAATGTGTTGACACATCTCTAAATGGCCTTGTCAAAGGTAACAAGGGTGATACCTACCACATCCCTAAACTAGCAGAGGTAAGTGATGCCGCTAAAGCAGCAGAAACACTAGTAACTTACGCAGCTTCAACTCATGCAAAAGCCGATCTTACGATCGATCAGCATCGTTACGCTGCAAAACTCGTTGAGGACATAGCAAGTGTCCAGTCTATCCCTGGCCTTTTTGAAAAAGAAGTTAGTGGAATGGCTTACGCTCTTGCTAAGACCTATGACGCATTTATTGAGTCAAAAGTTGAAGCGGCTACGACTAACAGTACCGCTTTAGGAAATGACAACGTAATCACAGCAGCCGAAATCAGAGGCGGAATGAAGACTTTGATGGAAGCTGATGTAGACACAAATGAGTGTCACTTTGTTGTTTCTCCTGCATTGTATACTGCAATGCTCGGAATCAGCGATTTCGTAGATGCTTCTAAAATGGGCGCAGGCCCATCAGGATTGAAAAATGGTCAAATAGGAATGCTTTACGGTATGCCTGTTCTCCACTCAACAGTCATGGGAACATCAGGCTCAACTGGCGTAGAAGTTGGATATATTTTCCATCCATCTGCTGTTAGTGCAGCTAGACAACTAGAACCAAGAGTACAAGCTGAGTACAGCGTGGACTTCTTAGGTACTAAGGTTGTCACCGATATGCTTTACGGAGCAGTCACAGTTTTTGAGGATAGAATCCAAGAGTTCAAGAATCCTTAATCACTAATAGGAGTTATATGGGGGCTTTTACTAGCCCCCATTCCTTAAGATATGGCAATAAAAAGAAAACCACTTAGCGCAACAGTAAGAAAAACTTTAATGGCTAAAGCTAGAAAAAGCCGTTACGCTTACTCTACGCTATCAAAAGTTTATAGAAGAGGTCAAGGTGCGTATTTAAGTGCAGGATCTAGACCAAAGGCAAGTATGGCAGCCTGGAGTATGGGGAGAGTCAACAGCTTTCTTCGTGGTTCAAGAAAGCATGATTTAGATTTAAGGAGAAAATCTCGTGTCAAAAAGAAGAAGAGTCGCAAAAGATAAAAAAACTGGACTACCAAAAAAATACTTATCTGGTTTAAAAGGTAGAAAGCGAAGAAAAAGAGCAAGTTTAATTAAGAAAATGTCAAAGCTATATAAGTCAGGTAAGAAAATATCAAAATCAATGTTTAAGGCTAGGACAGGTTACTAATGGCTACAAATCTAAAAGGTATAAGCTTAAAAGGTTTAACATCGCGACAAAAAAGTCAAATGCAAAGACATAAAACACACCACACAAAAAAGCACTTGGCAAAAATGGCAACAGCGATGCGAAAGGGTAAGACTTTTTCTCAAAGTCATAGAATTGCTCAAAGAGCTGTAGGTAGGTAAGTGGCAATAAATTACAGGGGTGTACGTTTTTCTGGTTATAATAAGCCAAAAAGAACACCCAAACACAAAACAAAAAGTCACGCAGTTCTGGCAAAGTCAGGCTCAAAGGTAAAATTAATTCGCTTTGGCCAGCAGGGCGTAAGTGGCGCTGGTAAGAATCCTAAATCAAAAGCACAAAGAGCAAGGCGTAAATCATTTTTAGCTAGACATCGTAAGAATATAGCTAAAGGTAAGATGAGCGCTGCGTATTGGGCTGCAAAGGTTAAATGGTAATGTTTAGAACTTTCGATTATGAATGCAGTAAATGCGAAGACACATTTGAGATAATGACCAAAGTGGATGAGACTGCTACTTGTGAATGTGGTAACACTAATTTAAAAAAACTTATGAGTGGGCCTTTATTCAAGCTTAAAGGTGGCGGTTGGCCTGGAAAAGAGTTTAAAGCTCAGTCTGACTGCAAACGTATGGCTAAAGGTCAAAAGATATAGATGTAGTCTAATCGCCATTTAATTGAAGTCTATTAACAGGGGAATATAAATGGCTAATTATAATTCAGATTATACTGGCGCTCAAATTGACAGCGCAGTATCCAGAGCAAATTCAAGCGATGTGACCGCAGGAACGGTTGCAGCTAGTAAAGCTGTTGTTGTCGATTCTAACAAAGATATCACAGGATTTCGGCACATTACCGCTACAGGAACGGTTACAGCAGCGAATGTATCGCTTACTGGCAACGTAGATTTAGGAGATGCTTCTGGAGATACGGTCACCATAACAGGGTCAATCGATTCTAATCTTATACCAGCGACAGATGACACTTATGATTTAGGGTCAACTAGTAACGCTTGGCAAGATCTCTTCTTAGAAGGAGACATAAATTTTTCAGATGGAGCGCAAATAGATGTAGCTAGTGGTGATTTTACACTAGACGTAGCAGGAGATATAGAATTTAATGCAGATGGCGGAGACTTTAGCTTTAAAGATGATTCGTCTACTTACGCAACCATTACTTCAAGTGGTATTACTACAGCAAATACTGTTTCATTTGGCAGTATAACTGACGGATCTATAACCATCACGGCTTTTGTAGATGAAGATGGTATGGACTCTAACTCTGCCACACTCGTACCTACACAACAATCAGTTAAGGCCTATGTAGATGCACAGGTAACAGCCCAAGATTTAGACTTCCAGGGTGACTCAGGTGGAGCATTATCTATTGATTTAGATAGTGAAACTTTAGATATAGCTGGTGATGGTGCTGGTATATCAACTGCTGGTAGTAGTAATCAAATCACAATTAGTGCTGATCACGATGCTCTTACAAACTTTGTAGCCAATGAACATATTGATCACAGCTCAGTAACTTTAACTGCTGGAAATGGTTTAAGTGGTGGTGGAGATATAACAACCTCAAGAAGTTTTGCAGTTGATCTTAACGAACTTGCAACTGAAACAAGCATAGCAGATGCAGACTTTATTGCAATGGTAGATGCTACGGATAATGGCTCTGGTAAAATAACTTTTGAAAACTTAGAAGATGCGATCTTTGCTTCTGTATCTGGTGATATAGCCATAGCAGAAGATGGAACTGCAACTATTCAAGCTAATAGTGTTGCGATGGCTACCGATACAACTGGTGATTTTGTAAACAGCATAACGGCTGGAACTGGAATTACATCTACTGGAGCAACAAGTGGCGAGAACATTTCTCATTCATTGAGTGTAGATGCAGCTCAAACTCAGATAACAAGCGTTGGAACTTTAAATGCTGGAGCAATTAGCTCTGGATTCGGTGCGATTGATATTGGATCAAGCAACTTTACAACAACTGGAACATTAGACATATCTGGAGGTACTTTAACTTTAGCAGATAATCAAATATCTGGAAACAAAGTAGAAGGTGGCACGATAGCAGCAGTTACAATATCAGCTTTGACTACTGCTGGAATATCTGCCTCAACAGACTTAGATATTGGCTCTCATGGATTTAGAGCCTCAACATTAACAGCCGATTCACAAACTTCTGGCAGAGTAGCTATTTATGGAGCTAATGGTTTATTAACAGAAGATTCTGATCTTACATTTTCTGGATCAACTCTATCTGCTACAAATGTAAATATAAGTGGAACACTAACAACAACAGGTTCTGTTCAAGAAGTTTCTACAACAAATCTTAATGTAGAAGATCCATTAATCCTTTTAAATAAATATGATTCACAGCCTGCTAATAACGGATTTGATGCTGGTATAGTAATTAAAAGAGGTTCTAGTGATTCAGCCCCAGCAAATGTCGCTTTTATATTTGATGAATCTGCTAATCAGTTTGCATTGATAGATACGGATGAGGATGGCACAACTGCTGGAGATGTTACTATAACAGATTATGAAAATTTAAGAATCGGTGCTTTAACAGCAGATGATGCCTCAACATTTTCAAGCACAATTTCAGCAGCAACAGGATCTACGATTGGCAACTTAACTTTAGCCAATGGATCAATAACAGATTCATCTGGAGCAATAAGTTTTGGTAATGAGAATTTATCAACCTCTGGAACATTAGGGGCTGGAGCAATTACTGGTACAAGTTTCACTATAGGATCAGCAAGTATAAGCGAAGCTGAATTAGAAATTATAGATGGTGCAAACATAACAACAGCAGAATTAAATATAATTGATGGAGATACAAGTGCAGTTAGTACAACTGTTGCAGATGCTGATCGTGTAGTTATGAACGATGGTGGTGTGATGAAACAGGTAGCAGTTACCGATCTCGCATCTTACTTTGATGATGAGATTACAGCAATGCCTAATCTTGTAACAACTGGTGCTATAAACTCAGGTTCAATTACAAGTGGATTTGGAAGCATTGATATAGGTTCATCAACTTTCAATACAACAGGAACTGGAACATTTGGAACTGTTCAACTAAGCACACTACAAAGCAATGCTACTGATGCAGGATTTACCTTGTCAATGCTTGACAACAACGCATCAGCTATATCTTTCAAACAAGCTACAAATGAATACATGAAGTTTGTAACTACTGACGGAAGTGAAAAGATTGTCATTTCAAAGGAATTAGATATAAATAGCACTTCAGACTTTGGCTCAAACGCTATGACCAACGTCAATATTGACTCTGGTACTATCAATGGAACAACTATTACATCAAGCGTAGATATTGTTATTGATACAGCAGGAAAAGGTTTAGCTGATGAAGCAGGCAACAATATCTTAGAACGTACAGCAGGTGGATATATAACTATTGGTGATAGTGGTTGGAATGAGATAAGATTAAATACTACTGGTTCAACTGATTTTAAAATTGATAATAGTGGAGATGCTACTTTTGCAGGCACAGTAACAACCACAGGTGCAGTCACAGCTAATGGTAATGATTATATGCTTAGAGCAGTTAGTTCAAGCACAACAGATGGTCACGCATCTAGAATGAGTGCAGAAACAGGAGTAGCTCAAGGCAAAATAGAAATTGATTTTTTCAATGACAGT